GAGAAGTGCGGGGACTGCAAGGCATGGCGCCCTGAGATTACCATAGAGGACCGCTTCCAGTGCGCTCACTGCGACAAGAGGAAGGACCCCATGGGGATCGCCCCAGGGCTCCCCAGGAAGAAGGATGATCCTTGTTGTCCGCAGTGCGAGCTCCGAAGTGATGCCATTAGACGACACAGGAGGAATAGAAAGGGCCCGAATAGGGTCAGCAAGCCGCACGGGACCCTCTAAGATGCTCAAGACAGAGGTGGATTATCATGAGACAAATCGAAATGAAAACATCAGACCCACAGAGGGCCCCCTGGAAACCTCCCAGACGAGACCTCCCACCGCGCGGTGTAAAGGACCCTCAGGATCTCTTCTGTCCTGTATGCGGCCACTGGGATAGAAATACGAAGCCGAGCAACAAGGAGACAAAATACATCTACTGTTCCACTTGCGGGTGGCGACTTCGAGTCCCCTACACTCGGGCCCCTGTGATCCATCTCAGGGTTCGGGTCACTCAATCGATCATCGTTGGAGAGAAGGAGAGGCACTGGACCGCCTGCGGTCGATACGTGTCCTCCAGGGCCCTCTCGAAGCTCGCAAGGCTCACCGAGGACCTTGGGGCCGTGACCTGCTGGCACTGCCTACGATCTGATAGCTGGCACTGGAGGCGCCATCATGACGAGGAACAGGAATAAGAACAACCTCATCCACATGATCCGCCGAGAGAATTGTGTCAGGGTCTACACCTTCTGCCATAACAGCGTCCGCATGGACAAGGGGACCCTCGACCTGGAGAAGTGCACCTGCGAACGGTGCAGAACGGAATATAAGAGGCTGATGGAGGTGAAAAAATCGCACGAAATGGGAAGATCATAGCGACCCTCTCATGGCTCATGATCGTCTCCGGACTGATCATCGTGACCATCGACCTGCTCCCAATAGTTCCCTCTTGGAAGCATGGACTGGCCCTGTCCGTATGCGGCCTTGTCTACGGATATATCGGCTACAGGTTCCACCGAGTGAAGCATTAAATATACTTCCGATTACTTCCGTTCCAATTACGAGGTACTTGGATGGGAAGATCATCAGAAGCCGAGCACAACCGTCGCCGCCGGTTCGTGCTCGATAATTATTTTTCGATCCCCAAGGATAAGATGCTCGCCGCCCTGGTCGAGGAGTTCGGCCCGGTGACGGATCGGACCCTTCGGAAATACTACCGATGGGCCGAGAGCGAGATGATCCACGAGGGCATCTTCGACAAGGACAAGGAAGCCCTCCGGCTCCAGCTCCAGAGATCGATGTCCCGGTATCAGAAGATCGCCGACCAAGCGGCAGAGGATGAGGAGAAGGTCAGGACCCGGATGAAGAAGGACAAGATCACCATGGCCGACTGTGATCCTGATCTTGCCAGGGTCCTCAAGGACCTCCAATACACTCAGATCAATGCAGAGAAGGCGATCGTGCAGATGCTCGAGAAGGCAGGGGTCACAGCCAAGAGGGAAGAGATCGACATCAACCTCAAGGCGGAGTGGTTCGTGACCTTCGGTCAAGCTCACATGCGGGTGGCCTACGACCTGATCCCCGACGACCTGAAGGACCTCTATATCCAACGGTGCAAGCTGTTCGAGGGAGCGTCCTTCGACTATCTCAGGGACCTCGTCGAGGGCAAGGCAGACCTGATACAACTGCCTGAAGGAGGAGAAGTAAATGACGACACCAACGAAGAAGAACGAGCCGATCAACATAGCGACGTTGATCGGGAAGAAGGTCCTCTTCTGCCTGAAGAAGGACGACATACAGAACAGCCTGCCTGAGAACGCCTACGAGGCCGACATCCTCGATGTCAGGGGCCCATACGTTCAGATGAACGCCTACCTCAACGACGGATCGATCGTCACGGAATGGAAATGGGTGCCGTTCCTGAAGATCATCGAGGTCCTGGACGAGGCCCGTCACACGAGGCCCTTCCAGTTCAAGCCTGCTACGATCATGCAGGAGAGCAGGGAGGCGAAGCCGGAGATCGTGATCCCCAAGCTCGGGGAGGGGCCCCTACCGGATCACGTGGAGAACGAGAGCCCGATCCTGTTGCTCGCTCAGCTCCATGAGCGGGTCGACATGATGAGGAACGAGCTCACCGCAGTCCGTCATCACCTGGGCACATGGATGAAGGACAGCGAGGACCCCGTGGATCAGGACCTCTACCTGGAGAGCATCGAGCACCTCTTCCTCTCCTGGACCAAGGAGACCAAGCGCCTCGAGCAGAGGTTCGAGAAGCTCATCGAGGAACAGGCCAAGGACATCGGGATGATCAAGAAGATCATGACCTCCAAGGGGTTGATCGCATGAAGAAGCTCCTGGTGATCTCCTGCGAGGGAGAGGATCAAGAGAAGATCATCGACGGGCTCAGGGACCTCATGGTCATGAAGAAGATCACTCATCCGATCGGGATCGACCGAGGAGGGGAGCGCCCCGATCCGGAGCCCGATCCGATCGAGACCATGATGCCCGACGACAGCCTCCTCGGGATCAGGGGAGGATCATCGATCTCATGCTCACCGCTCTCCTACTGGGCGGATCATGAGAACAGGATCAAGGCCCTCGAGGGGACCGAGATACTCGGCAGGGACGCCATCGTCTACCTCATGAAGGAGGACGTGATGCCCCACATCAGGGAGCAGGAGGGCAGGATCGGAGGTCTCTCCGACATGCTCAACAGCCTCCTCACTGCCGCCAACGGCAAGGACCTCGAGGCGCTCCGGATCAAGCTCGACGGCCTGGAGAGGACCTTCAACTCCCTGGGGCCCATCAGCCTCAATCAGGTCAAGGAGTGCGCCAAGTTCGAGGTGGAGCAGTACATGAAGTCGTATCCCCAGGGGCTCCACACCTTCGTCGACGACATGAGGAAGTTCGGCAAGGACCTCCAGGGAGACTGCACCAAGGCGATCGCAGAGCTCCAGGGAAGGATCGAGGCACTCGAAGGACCTCAGCCCCCTGTCGGGATCGGGAGGCCCTCGACCGTAGGATCGGCCCAGGAGAGCGCTCGCCTCGACAAGAGGATCAACGACATCTGGAACGAGATCAACTCGATGAAGGTCCAGATAGTCAAGACCCAGGAAGAGGTCAAGAGGATCAAGGACCCCAAGATGGACGATCCGATCCCCGGGCCCCGATACAAGGACCTCGAGAGCATCCTCGAGGAGATCAAGAAGGTCGGGAAGCTCAGAGCAGAGGACCATGACCGCTTCGTCCAGGGCATTCAAAAACTACAGGACCGGATCAATCTCCATGTGGACGCATGGGATCAGACAATCCTCAAGGTCGAGGACATGTATAACACTCTCATGAAAACCCCTCCGGAGGCCCTCGATCCGGAGACGATCGCTCAGAGGATCAAGGGGATGGAGCAGGACCTCACCAAGCTCCACAACGAGCTCTTCCCGAACAACCCCTCGATGCCCAAGGGGGCCATCCAGGACCTCCACAGCATCGTGAGGACGAACCACAAGAACCTCGACAAGAAGATCATGGAGAACCGCAAGGAGATCAATGGTCACAGCCACACCGAGTTCGAGGAGATCAGGAAGGAGGCCAACAGTGAGACCGGCATCCTTCCACCGAAGGGATGACCATGACGACCTCGATCGCAGAGACCTGCCTCATCTGGTCCTTCGTGATGATCCTCTTCGGGATCATCGTCGTCCTCCTCTCGATCCTCGATCTCTATCGTCGATACGTGAGGCTGGCGAAGCTCGTCACGAGGTTCCACAAGCCTCGGGTGAAGAGGACCGTGAAGAAGCCGGGGAACGTGATCAAGGTCTACGAATGGATACCAGGAGATAATGACCCATGAGCGTCGACGTAGTGCCGACCCCTGAAGGGATGTATGAGACCTATGCCCTGGTCCTTGATGGAAGGGCCCGAGGGGACGCTCTCGTCGACGCTGTTACTTTTTTTCACGATCCACACTATCTGGGCCGAAGGGTCGACCCCGTCAGGTTCAGGAACCAGAGGACGATCCTGAAGTGCTTCTACGGCCTCAAGGATCAACTCACTGAGCAAGAACTTGAATGGCTCGAGGAGCTCAAGGAGCAAGGCCTCACCAACTGGGACCCCGAGCACGAAGGGGAGTTCACGATCCTGATCCTCGAGGTAGGACAGCGATCCGGCAAGTCCTTCCTCTGCTCAGGGATCGGCCTCTACGAATACTACCGGTGGCAGATGCACGAGAACCCTCACATCACCTTCCTCGAGGAGAGGGGGAAGAGACCGATCGCCACCGGGGCCCCGATCGAGATCAAGATGGTGGCGACCTCGCAGGACAACGCAAGGGATCACGTGTTCGCCGAGACCGAGGCCTTCATCCGTCAGTCCGGATACTTCCGACACCATCTCCGTGTCGACAGGGACATCAAGGGGCTCTTCATCACGGGCCGGAAGGGAGTGAACATCCGAGCAGGTCCTTGCACCGCAGGGGCCCTGAGAGGGGGAACGTCTCTCTGCTCCGTCTGCGATGAGCTCTCCTGGATGATCGACACCTCCGGAAGGGTAGGAGGCAAGGAGGTGTTCAGGGCCCAGAGGAACAGTACCAAGACGATGGACGGCAAGATCATCCTGATCTCCTCGCCGTGCCATGAGGACGACGAGCTCCACAAGCTCGGCCTCCTCGCCAAGAACGAGCGGTACCCGGGAGCTCTCTGGTTCAATCTCCCGACGTGGCTCATGGACCCCTCGCAGACGAGGGAGGACTACTCCGTCGAGGAGGAGACCGATCCGGAGAGCTTCGAGAGGGACTTCCTCGCCAAGGCGGCGGCTCCCCTCGAGGCCTTCTTCAGGGACAGCAAGAAGCTCGATCGGTTCCTCAACCGTCTCCCCTTCCCTGGAGGGATAAAGCCTCCGGAGTATGGAGTGCGCTACAGCGTGGAGAGGGAGTATCACTATCGGATGAGACAGTGGCTCCTCAACGAGTACGAGTATGAGCCGGGATGCCGGTATTGGCTCTGGGGTGATCCTGCGGTGAAGAACGACGCCTTCGGGTACTGCATCGCCCACCTCGATCGACAGAACGATGTGATCATCGATCTCGCCGGCAGGTTCATCCCGGACCCCAAGGCCGGCAGGGAGATCGACGCCCAAGAGGTCAAGACCTTCTTCGTTCAGGTCGCTCAGAAGCTCGACGTCGTGACCTATGGCGATGACGGTTGGGGGTTCCAGGAAGCAAGGCAGAAGATCAGGGAGGAGGGTCCCCACATCAAGGAGGAGAAGCTCGACCTCGCCCGGTGCAATGCCGCCAAGGAGGCGATCTATGATCAGACGGGAGCGGCCCAGTGCTATCCTCTGCCTCAGCTCCGGAGGGAGATGGTGGGGATTGAGCTCGTCAACGGGAAGAGGATCGAGATGCCGGAGAGAGAGGGGGAGATCGGTCACGGTGACATCGCCGCCGCAGTGGTCCACTGCATCGCTGATATGTATGATCCCAAGAAGAGGACCGGGGGTCTCTCGGTCGTCACCATGGACTGAGTGAAATTTTATAAACGTCATAGCACCATTATGACGCTCGCTGTCAACAGGAGGGATGGGATGCCCGACAACTCATCGAGACCATCGAAGTCGATCAGGAAGGCCGCCAAGGCCGCCAGGAACGCACTCTACAAGCTCCCCAAACATCAGAGGAAGAACTTCACGAAGCTGATGGGGCGCCTCCGAGGGCGACTGAAGAAGGCAGGCGATCCGAACCCACTCAGGGACGGGTCCTTCATGCTCAAGGTGATCGACATCGAGGAGTGTGAGAACGTGATCATGGCCTACGCCGCAGTGGCGGCTCAGAGGTCCGGACACGTTGCCATGATCGGAGGTCTCGCCGAGGACGGGTTCTACGTCCTTGCGATCCCAGAGAAGGAGTACGAACAACATGCCCAATATCACCCGATTGGACCCCCACAGCAAGACCCCGGAGACCAGGATCAGGCGAAGCCATCCTGGGGTGTCCGCACGTCAATGGGAGGCCCAGAAGGATCAATGGCGAACAGAGGACAGGATCAAGAAGGCCCAGATCGGTAGGTACCAGATCGAGCGCTTCAAGCGGCTCCAACTGGGGACCTCGAAGTATGGGGGTCAACCGATCTATCCTCGGAGAGCCTGCGCTGGACCGGACGAGGTGTTCATGCGGTGGTTCGGGCCCCGGATGAGGAAGTCGCAACGGATCAGGAACACCGCCTACGACCGCACACTCGCCTCCATGGACAAGGTCCTGGAGGACAGCTCCGAGGGGGGAACGAATGACGACTGGGAGAGATACGATCGACAAAAAGCGAGATAAGATCGAGGTCCTGATCTGGATCATCCTATCCTGGTTCTTGCTCTTCGCAATGCTCGGCCTCTTCGCTGGCTATATGATCTGCCAGCTCGGGAGGTTGATGGGATGAGTGGCAAGGCCCGGGTCAAGCTCCACTGCCACGGGGGAGCGGCGAACCTCTACATCCCCAAGGATGTCGTGGGGGACACGAGCTTCCCCTTCAGGGAGGACGACTGGAAGGACCTGATCGTGGAGATACAGGGCAAGGCCCTGATCGTTAGAAGAAGGAGGGAAGGAGAGAGATGAACAAGAAGATGACGAGGACACCGCTCCCCTGGAAGGAGAAGAGGGGGGAGCTCCATGCAAACGGAGGAGGTGCCCGAACGTATCTCATCGAAGAGAAGAAGGAGACCCGATACGGGCTCCATGCCGCCAAGGTAATCACAACATTCATGTTGAAGGGAAGGATCAAGGACCTCCGGTTCTCCGGGGGCCCGTATCCAAATCAGGACGATGCGGTCAGAGCCGCAGAGGAACTCGAGCACATGTTCGAGGATCGGGTCCGTAGGGCCTACAGGAAGGTGAACTCATGATGGGACAACCCATACTGGTATTGAAGCAAGGAACTCAGAGAGAGCAGGGCGAGCCAGCCCTGATACTGAACATAGACGCCGGCTCTGCCATCGCAGACGCCGTGAGAACAACTCTCGGGCCGAAGGGCATGGACAAGATGCTCGTGGACGGGATGGGAGACACGATCATCACCAACGACGGGGTGACGATCCTCAAGGAGCTCGATGTCGAGCACCCTGCCGCCAAGATGGTGATCGAAGCGGCCAAGACCCAGGACGACGAGTGCGGTGATGGTACCACCTCCACCGTGATCCTGACAGGGGAGCTCCTCCAGGAGGCCAAGCCTCTGATCAAGGAGAACATCCACCCGACGGTGATCGTCGAGGGGTATCAGCTCGCCCTCAAGAAGGCCCTCGAGGTCCTCAGAGGATGCGCCCCTTCGATCGCCCACGGGATGCAGAACGAGGGGGTCAGGGATACCCTGCTCTCTGTCGCCATGACATCCATGACCGGGAAGAGCACCGAGGAGAACAAGCACGATCTCGCCGAGCTCGTGGTCGACGTGATCCTTGCGATAGCGAAGGGCCCCTCCGGACAGGAGGACATGGTGGACCTCGAGGATGTCGCTGTGGTCAAGCTCAAGGGCAAGGCAGTGGGAGCGACCAACAGGATCAACGGTCTCGTGATCAAGAAGGACAAGGCCTCCAAGGGCATGAGGGCGGACCTCTCCGACGGTCTCGTCAACATAGGCCTCCTCTCCGGATCGCTCAGGGTGAAGGATCACTCGGTGAACATCCAACAGGTCGAGGAGCTGGAGAAGCTCATGGATCGTGATGATCAGGAGCTCCTCAAGCTGATCGATGGAGTGACCGAGGCAGGGATCAACGTCCTCTTCGTGCAGAAGGACATCTCCGACGAGGCCGCAGGGATGCTCGAGGAGAACGGGATCATCGGCTTCCGCAGGGTCACAGAGGAGGAGATGGACATGCTCTCCAGGGCCACCGGAGCCACGATCACATCCAAGGCCAAGGACCTCAAGGGCAAGACCGGCAGGTGCCTCTACAGCGAGAAGAAGCACGAGGGAGCTCTCCACGTCTACCTGACCGCAGGGGATGAGCAGGGGACCTTCCCGATCCAGACGATCCTCGTCAGGGGAGCCACGGATCACGTGGTCGACGAGATCGAGAGATCGATCCACGACGCCCTGTCGACCGTAGGGGTCGCCTATGAGGAAGGCCTCGTGAACATCGGCGGAGGGAGCTCCTTCATGGAGATCGTCCTCGCCCTCGAGAAGTATGCGAACGAGATCGAGGGGAGAAGGTCCTTCGCTGTCAAGGGCTTCGCTAAGGCCATGGAAGCGATCCCCAGGACCCTCGCAGAGAACGCCGGCCTGGACAAGATCGACACGATCCTGAACCTCCGGAAGGCCCACACCGAGGGACACAAGTATCACGGTGTGAACGTCGTTACGGGGACCGTAGAGGACATGAGGGCCTTGGAGGTAGTTGAACCTCACAAGCTCGTCGAAATGGCCCTGGTAGGCGCTGTAGAGACCTGCACGATGATCCTCCGGATCGATGACGTGATCGCCTCGAAGGGGATGGACCTCGGACAGCCGGGTCAGCCTCCACAAGGTCCTCAGCAGGGGCCCCCACCAGGGATGGGATGATCATGGTTCACATCCCCCCCGAGATCGAGAGCGTCTACGTGAACCAGAAGGCGCTCCAGAAGATGCCGATGGACTGGATGGAGGCGATCCTTGGATACATCAAGGTGAAGCTCATCGAGATCGATAACAGAGCCAAGCTCCCCGAGAACCACAACCCTGACGCCAACGCCCGGCTCCAGAGGCAGGCGAACACGTTCATGGCGGTGCAGTTCAGGATCGGGGAGGAGATGAACAGAAGAGGCAAGACATACTACGATATGCTTGTCAGCAAGGAGGTCGAGGAAGATGGAGATAGCAGTTAGGACCCCCAAGGGAACGAGCCACGTCAGGACCGGATCAGGGATACCTGCGGATCAGGTGATCATGCAGGTCGTCAAGATGCAGGAGCTCCACGAGGAGCCCTACAAGGGAGCCCAGTGGCTCCTCTTCACCGAGTTCGGTGAGGTCCCGATCCCCGGCGACGTGAACGTCCGGCACGGATACCACCTCATGAAGAGGGTGGGGCACGAGCAGGAGGATCACGAGGCCATCCAAGAGGGTCAAGACCACACGGACGAGTAACCGTTATATAGCCAGCACTTCCATGTTTACATGGCGAGGCCCCACCCGGGATACGTCCCGGACATGATGATCTCCAGTCTTTTTGTCTGTGGGTGGGGCCCCTACATCTAACACTGGCCCCCTTCGGAAACTACTCTCCACTGTGGGAATGGGACGTTTTGGGATGCACCGAGGGGGGCCGCTTCTAATTTTATCAAATTAATCACAGCGACGCTATGAGAGGCGCTGATATTTCCCACTAATCTTTATAATCCTGAGATCGAAGTTAATTAGCTGATGGGGTCAAATCGAGTTTTATCAAGGATCATCGGCACGGTCAAGGCCGCAGGAGGCAAGACGAAAGAAGGCTTCCTGGGGATCGTCGTGACGACCAAGGAGCCAGCTCAAGGAGACAAGGGAGGCAAGCCCTTCGGTGCAGGTTCCACCATCATGCCGAAGGTCTGGGACCGGGTCTATGGAGAGCACACCGCCAGGGAGCTCATCTACATGGCCTACAAGGAGCCCATGACCCGATCCTCCATTCATATCATCCTTCAGGAGAAGAACCGGAGAGGGCTCGTCTGGAAGGAGGAGTATGCCGCCAAGTGCCCCAAGTGCGGCAAGGAGTATCCTGCCCTGCCCGAACAGAAGGAGATCGAGAACCCCACTTCCCCCCCTGATGACCAGAACCCCTTCGATCCTGAACAATCAGACGACCCTCTCGCCACTGCCCAGAGTGAGACACCCGTGAGCCCTCCACCCCCGGACCTCTCCTCTCCGGACGGAGGGGCCGAGGGTGAGGAGGCGGAGAAGGAAGAAGAGATATTCCACTGCGAGGAGCCGGGCTGTGATGGGGTCCTTGAGACCCCTGATCCGGAGGAGTATCGAGAGGCCGATGAGCTCCTCGAGCACCCTGTCCCGACCGATCCGCAGGTGTCTCTCAACCATCTCCAGAACGTCCACGACAGGGACGTCCTTACCCTCGGTAACGGATACTACTTCGCCATGAACGAGTATCACCTCGGGCAGTCCGGGGAGATCATCAACGACCCCGATCTCAAGGACGCCGACGGGGAGCCCATGGTGACGAAGCCCAGAGGGATCACCACGGCCCCCGAGGAGATGGTGAAGAAGATCGAGGACGACTTCGGGAACAAGGGAGGCATCTACTGGGTGTGCCTCGCCTGCCGGGATCAGTATGACAACTACCGGCCCGAGAAGGGAGTGAAGGGACAGCCCCCTGCGAAGTGCCCTCACTGCAATAACACCCGGCTCTATGACGTTCACCTGATCGTGTCACCCTTCGGAGCAGACGAAGGGGACGGATGCCGCTACTACATCGAGGGCGAGTATCACTGGACCCCGTTCTTCCCCGATGGTCTCCGGTTCTCCATGTCCCCGATCGAGACCCTGTCCGACGTGATCATGATCAAGATTTACGGGTACCGCTACTGGCTCAACATTTACAGGACCAAGCAGTCGAACAACGTCCTGAAGTGGGTGGCGGCCAACTCACTGAACTCGTTCAAGGAGTTCGTCAACTTCATGAAGCAGGCATGGGCCTCGAAGGAGGAGGCCTGGATCATGGCAGACAGCGAGGCGAAGGGACAGCCTGCTGGCGCCATCAAGCTCGACTACGATGCTCAACAGCTCGACGCCGTCAAGTCCAACGATCAGCTCGACAACTACATCTCGATCATGTACGGAGTGACCCCATCAGTCCGTGGATCACCGGATGCAGGAGGAGGGCTCGGGAACGACAGCATGGACGTCACCATCAGCGCCGGAAGGGTGCAGGGATACCAGGACATCGACAACGATGGGGCCTGGAAGTGGTACGCCAAGGACCTCTGGAAGATCGAAGCATGGCGGCTCGAGCAAGTACCTCCGGAGCCGCAGAACGACAGCACTGAAGAGGAGAGGGTCGCCAAGGTCCTCGAGAACGCTGAGAAGGGCCTGAACCTCGGCCTCAAGGTCAAGAGGAGAGAGGGCACGGATCGGATCGAGAACGTCTACACCGGGCAATACAAGGAGCCCGATGAGATGCAGGGGAACCAGAACCCCTTCGGTGACGAGGCAGATGAAGGAGACATCTTCGGAGGAGGTCAAGGCCCGGACATGTTCGGAGCGGGTAGTGATCTCCAGGGCGGCGGCGCCATGAAGGGGAAGAAGCCTCCCCAGTTCGGCGGGGAGGACATCCTCGCATGACCCCCTCGATCGCAGTGCGGACGCCGCTCCACCACAGCAAGTGGGGCTTCCTCGTCGATATAGGCACTGCGATGAAGAAGAGGGTCTACGTGAAGGATGCTCGTCAGGTCCCCCGATATGCGGTCGTCAAGAGAGGAGAGAACGGAGGCCTCTACTACGAGACAGAGCAACAGGAGCGAGCCAAGGCCAGGGCTGAGGGTCGTCCGCTCCCGGGAGCTCAGAAGCAACAGTTCAAGCCCCAGGTGGGGGACGAGGCCACCTACAAGGGACAGAACGTCAAGGTCCTCAAGGTCGAGGAGGGTCGTCTCGGAGGAGTTCAGATCGAGAAGCCCGACGGGTCGAAGATTTGGGTCAACCATGGCGCTCTACAGCCTCCTGCCGGGGGATCGGCACCGAAGCGACCTCAAGCTCCCCCGACACCTAAACCTCCTCAGAAACCACCAGAACCGAAGAGAGACCCGGGAGACTTCACCGGGCAGAAGTTCCTCTACAACGGGGAGCTGATCGAGATCACGGGCCCCGGCAACGGAGATATGTGGCAGTTCAAATCTGTCCATGGATCGAGCAGGGGTCACATCAACATACAGAGCCAGTTCCTCAAGCCCTACGATCCGGAAGCGGAGGCGAAGCTCGTCCCCAAGTCCGACAAGGAGCTCCAGGAACTCGGCGGCAAGATCAAGGACCTCTGGAAGGCCTCTCATAAACAGCGTGGGGAGCGGTGGGACTATGAGAAGCACAAGACCGCCAGGGACAAGAAGGACGAGCTCAAGGCAGTGGGCCGAGCTCTCCGGGATGTCCCAGGGGATCAGAAGATACCTCTGATCATCAAGAACACGGTGGGGTCCTTCAAGGTCGTCCAGCTCGACAAGGGATCGAACAAGGTCCACGGGCACCTGAAGCTCTCCGACAGCAAGAAGTCCTACGAGCTCAGGGAGGTCCTTCAGGCGGCAGGGGTGGAGTGCGGTACCTTCCGATCCTCGACGAGGGGCATCTCGTTCCCTCTCGATACCACGGACTTCGACACGATCAACGGCCTCTCGAGGATGAAGGTCGAAGGATCGCAACAGCTCAACGGGAAGAAGTTCACGGCAGACAGGAAGGTCCACAACGCCCTGAAGAAGCTCAGCCCAGAGATGCAGGAGACAGTCATGTCGACCCTGCACTCCTGCGGTGAGGACCTCGACAAGTGGGGGGTCCAGGACATAGGGGTCGGGTACGGGGCCGGCTCAGGGGCCCTGGGACTGGCCTATGATGGCGCCGGGACGATCCTCCTCTCCTCGAGGCAGTTCAGCTCGGGCCGTCTCAATGCCTACACCAACGACGAGCTCAAGCTCGAGATGAGAGAGGTCGAGCGGAACATGAAGAGGGACTACGGCATCCAGGGGAAGGATGATCAGATCAGGGACGGATCATATCTCCGGAACCGTGCCGCCTGGGATCGGCTCGGGAACATGCGAGTGCAGACCCAGTGGGTCGTGGCCCATGAGCTCGGACATCAGGTCCACTTCAAGCTCCTGGAGGATCACCCCGATCTCGCTGACGAGTTCACCATGGCAGGGGACTACGTCGACATCACGAAGTATGCTCATCAGAAGCCGTCGGGTCGACACGGCGATAAGGGCCGTCAACCCATGGAGCCCTTCGCCGAGTGCTATGCGATCTACAAGACGAACCCCGGGTACCTGAAGGCCGCCTCTCCGAGGACCTTCGCCTTCATGAAGAAGCACTTCAAGGAGGGATCATAGTGCACGTGGAGAGCGAGGAAGGTCCCCTGGAGTTCATCTTCGTCGACGAGATCACCAAGAAGAAGTTCATCCTCTGGTCCCAGGGGATGATCGAGGGAGAGTTCGAGGAGCTCTTCGAGAAGGAGCCCGGTGATGAGGACCTCGAGTACATCATCGCAGAGAAGGGCAGGGAGATCGAAGAGGAGGACATGGAGGCAGAGGTGGAGCCTCCGGACGATGTGATCGAGGACACCGGCAAGGATCAGAAGTCCTACGGTCTCCCCGACGACGAGGAGGACCCCTGGGAGGTCAAGGAGCTCGAGCTCACCATGGAACCCCTCGGCCTGACGATCAAGGCCGCCAAGCAATACAGGGAGACAGCAGGCGGCATTTTCAAGAAGAGGATGCTCGGGGCCGTGTCGGCCTTCAAGAGGAACCTCCGGAAGCTCCTCGGAGCTCCCACTGCGAACCTTCAGGATCAGGAGCAGATCAAGCTCCTCGTCAAGGTCGCCATAGATCGATTTTTAGACACCATAGGGACGACTGCGGAACGAGCCTTCCAACTCCTCGTTGAGGAGGGGATGTCCTCCGCAGGGGTCAATATGCTCAAACAACAGCTATCTCCGGAGAACGTCCGGGCCTTGTTCTACGACAGCCCTCTCTGGGAGACCTACTCGAACATGTCGGTGGACCTCGTCAGGGAGACGAACGACGTGATCACGAACCACCTGATCAGGACCACGGACATCGACAAGTATGGGAAGCCCCACGGGCTCGATCGGGAGGCGATGATCGACGACCTCGTCGACGTTGCCGGCCTCCAGGAGAACAGAGCTCGCACCATCGCAAGGACCGAGAGCAGGATCGTCCGGAACAAGGGGAAGGAGATCGGGTTCAAGATCAAGGACCCCGAGGGTCTCTTCCTCTACAAGTGGGGAGGTCCTTACGATCGCCCCTCCGGATACTATGATCGTGATCCGAGCTATCGGAACGCCCCGAGCTGTCGGTGGGTCGCAGATCAGATACCGCCGCAGGGTGTGACCATGGAGAAGCTCAAGGCCCTCGTCAGAGAGGCCACTGTGATGTTCCATCCCGGGCTCAAGCCAAGGGACCTCTCCTGTCACCCGAACTGCATGCACACCCCTCAGAAGGTACCGCAGAGGTTCAGAGTGACGGAAGAGATGCTCCAAAGTTCATGGGAACACATGCCGCAAGAGGATGGAAGCGAGGGGGTCGATGCTCATGCTTGACCTGTCACAGATCACCGTGGACATCGACTGTTCCCTCCTGCACCTGGATCACAAGGGCGCCGTGATCTCCACCAAGATCAGCCACGGGGGACGAGAGAGCCGCATGATCGACATCGTCCAGACGAACCTCGTGACCTTCCCGTTCGAGGAGGTGGGGCCATGACCGTCCAGGTGACGATAGACGAGAAGGGCATGCAGGACTTCTTCAGGCTCGTGGTCGACGACACGATCCAATACACCGAGGACGGCATGTCAGTGATCCAGGACCTCACCCCGATCGGAGTGACCGGGGACCTCGTCGCAGGATGGGAGACTGCCTACGAGATCGACACGGACAAGCAGACGATCCACGGCACGATCCGGAACCTCATGCACTATGCACTTTATCAGGAGATCGGCACCGATCCATTCAAGGCGAAGCTGATCCCCGTGAGACTGTCCAAACAACAGCAGAAGCTCCTGAAGAAGTTGGGAGGCAAGCTCGTCGTTGACCCCAAGACGGGCATGCCGCTCGCCCCGATCTGGTTCAAGGAGTGGGGCCCCCGGGTGCGGAAGGGACCACCGAGAGATCGATGGTTCAAGGAGCCCTGGAGGTCCCCTGCTGTCAACTACATGCAGAGCTGGAGCCTATGGTACAAGATCGCCAAGAAGGGCATCAGCGCCAAGCACTTCACCCACAGAGGGGTGGAGATCATGAAGCAGAAGAAGAGCCTCTATCCGCTCACTCAGAGCACGGGGGCACGTATCGAGGTGGGAGCATGACCAGGAAAAGGATACACTGGAAGAAGGGCAAGATACAGACCTATGGCGATGAGGGGGCCCGCAGAGTGAAGGGATCACTCCTCATCGAAGAGCTTGATCACGTAGACGAGACCACCCTGATCAAGGCCATGGCGCCAGCGATGGATTGGTTCGTGGCCCCCACCAACAAGGAAGGGACAGGGGGTCATGGCGGCCCCATGATCGACACTCACTCGAATGAGGTGATCGGCCACTGGGACGGATGGGAGATCGGCGTCGACGACGAGACCGGTCTCAAGTGCCTGGACCTCCTCGGAGTGGTCCACAAGGGCCCCGACGAGTTCGGTGGAGAGTTCCCCCAGGCCGATCTCGCCTGGAACAGAGGGAAGGCCGGCAAGTGGAAGGGGCTGTCCTGGGGAGGAAACAAGAGATCGGGATACTTCGAGTACGACACCAAGACGGGAGAGGTGTTCGGGAACACGATCACCAGGGTCCTCCCCTTCGAGGTATCGATCATAGACGAGGGGAAGAGGGGCCCGAACGGGATGCCTGCGATCCCCGCAGTCCCCCATAGCAAGATCAGGGAGATGGCATCGGTCAAGATGGCACAACCTGGAGGATACGACGATGCGGACATGGAGCCGAGTTCAGCGATCCCCGAGGAGTGGGTATCGAACTGCATGTCCAGGATGAAGTGGATGGGCCCGGACGCCAAGGAGATGTGTCAGGTCCTCTACATGAACTCAGGATCGAAGGTCAAGGAGGCGCTCGGGTCAGAGATCACGACCAAGGAGCTCGTCCTCGATCTCGATATGTTACGGTCACAAGGCACCCTGCCTAATGACATCAATCAAGCCGTCAAGGAGAGCCCTCTCGCTCAGAGGTTCGTGGCCCTCCGGGCCCTTGAGACTTCTGAGAAGGAGGCTCTATCTGATCTTCAGAGGGTCCTCGACGGTGAGGACAAAGAGGTGAAAACCTTGCCAATGGATGAAGAAACCAAGAAGTTCCTGGAGGAGCAGTTTGGCGCCGTCTCCACTGAGGTCAAGTCCCTGGGTGACAGGGTCAAGGCCGTGGAGGAGAAGAGCGCTCCAGCCGCCCCTCCGGCAGAGACGCCCCCCGCAGAGGGGGCACCTTCCGCCGAACTCAAGGAGCTCCAGGAAACCGTCAAGAGCTTGACCGACAAGCAGGCCGAGACCCAGAAGTCGCTGGATGCGGCGACGAAGGAGCTCGCTGACCTCAAGGCCAAGCAGGAGCCCCCTGAAGAGGAGGAAGAGGACGAGCCCGCCTCGAACGAGGAGGAGAAGCACAAGAAGGAACTGGAGATCGCCCAGAAGGCTCAGAAGGAGGCAGAGGCCAAGGCCGAAGCCGCCCAGAAGGAGCTCGAGGCTTCCAAGAAGAGCGTCGCCGCTCTCTCGAGGAAGGTCAGCACACCAGGACCTCAGAGAAGCAGGACCCTGAACGAGGGAGGACAGGCTCCTCCGGATGGACAGGGCACACAGATCAACCCCAGGGAGTTCAGCACGATGGACCCCGCCGCAAGGCAGGCCGCCATCGACAAGGTGCCCGTGACCCCTGAGAAGGTCTGATCTGGATCACGAACACACACCCGTAAGGAGAGATCGACATGAGCGAAAACTTCGCAATGGTGGAGTGGATCAGCTACCTGTCCAACAGCAACCTGATCCCCGCCGAGTTCTTCGAGGCCACGGACCAGTTCGGAAGCGCATCCCTCGGGACATCGCTGAAGGCGGCCTACGGCATCGGAACCGGTGGCATCTACAACAAGAGATACGGCACTGAGGCCGTAGTGAACGTGATCTACTCGGAAGAAGTGATGGGTCTCAACCCCAAGAGGCCTTACCTGAAGTCCGGGCATCCACTCCTGAGCGCCGCCGCCGCCACAAGCGGTGGAGGTATCGCACTGGGAGGCTCCGTTCCCGCCGGGGACGTGAGGACCTATTCCCAGGGATACATAGCTCCGAAGCTCCACGGCAAGACCGTGGACATCAACAAGAGCTACAAGGCACTCGAGGGGAAGGACGATCTGATCTCCTCAGATCAGCTTGTCCGGGATACCGGCTCCGAGTGGAAGGACTTGATCGACAGGGCCCTGGTGGCGTATTTCGATACCGCCGCAGGGAACAACATCGAGAGCGGTGACAGGCTCACTGCCTCGAGCGTGGAGGTCGCCGCATGCGGTGAGACAGCCGGCGATGAGGACTTCATGAACATCGACAAGTCAGCGAACACGTGGTTCAATCCGTATGTGAGCCACAGATCAGCCGTCCCAGGTGCTTACAAGCTGAAGTACATCGAGGACAGCCTTGCCGCAGTAGAGCCGTATGCCAAGGGCCCCAGGGGGCGCTTCGCATACATGCTGATGACCGGCTACGACACCTACTGGCGATCTGCTCAGCAGGTCGGCCCCTCCATCTGGAGGAAGGAAGAGGACGTCGGCATGAGCATCAACGGCATCTCGACCGATCAGGGGACACCCTACTCGATCAGGACGCCGAAGCTCTACAAGCACCCGATCTTCTCGGTGAACCACGTCAAGCAGTCCACGATCTCGTGGCTCTACGGGTTCAACCAGGACTTCATGGGGGTGAAAATCCTCATACCTCCTGGAACCGTCCAGACCGACAACGTGCTCGTAACGGGCATCTATGCGGACAGGTACAACTACTACATGGAGGCCGAGCTCTACACTGATCTCTCCAAGGCTCAGTTCAAGGTCAGAGACATACTCTGATCGGGGACTGCCTGGGAGATCGGGAGCACCGGGAGGTATCAAAATGGCGAAGGAGAAGAAGAAGGCCAAGACCCCCAAGAAGCCGGCCAAGAAGAAGGAGCAGGAGAAGGAGAAGCCACCGGCCTCTCCTCCTGTCGTGCCCCAGGACACCTTCGAGGACCTGGACAAGTGGGACAAGGACGAGCTCATTCAGATGGCGGCCTCGAGAGGGATCAAGGCCTCCAAATTCACATCCAAGAAGAAGATCATCAAGGCGATCATCGACGCCACCCCTGCGGCCACGATGCAGGCGGCGAAGTCGGAGCTCCCCGATGAAGTGGTCGATGCTCTCAAGGAGGTGAACGACAACGCCACCAAGGACCTCCCTCCAAAGGAGCCACCGGCGAAGGGGCCCAGGTTTAGGATCAAGCACTTCATAGTGACCTACATGGGCCCCGATCGCACCTTCGAGCACTCACCACTCCAGCATACTTGTAAGCTGGAGTTCCAGCGTGATATGCCAGTCGACATCGAGGAGAGCGTCCTGGCCCGGATCGGCACCCGCCATCCGGATCGTATCAAGCTGGCGAAGCAGTGGACGAGGGAGCTGTCCGAGGAGTACAGGAAGATCGCATCACGCCCCGGATCATACTGGAAGTACCAGGAGAAATGGGGGCCCCTGCCGAGACATACGGAGGGGGGAGACGGACCCGTGGGAGCCTTGCAGAAGGTCCTCGAGGGTCCTGTCGATGAGGTGATGAAGTACGTCCGTCTCCTCAAGGAAGGGAAGATCGAACCATTGGTGCCGGGCAACGATGTCTACGATGAGAAGGGGAACCTGATCTTCAAGGACATCAGCGTCACGATCCACTGGCTCGAGCTTCTCGAGAAGGACAGCCCGAACTACAGACCTACACTCACCGATTGGCTCTTCGATGAGAGTAGGGAGACGCAAGGTCTTGAGAGGCTCAAGACCGGCGTGAGAGAGCTCCCACAGGAGGGTGAAGAATGAGCGCAATATTGGCCGCCACCGTCGTCTCCGTCGTGATCATCTCTCTAATCCTGGCCGCTATCCTGAGCGCTGTGATCAACAGCGTCCCGGAGGTCCAGGAGGCGAGAGGAGGTCCGCAGGGACGATACGACAAGATATTCGGAGAGGACCTGCCCGCAGGATACGGGATCATCGACATGCCCATGAAAACTTGGGACCCCGATGGGACAGATGGAGCCACTCAGGCAGTCACCGGCACAACTACGCAATGGATGGGTACCACACTCGAGTTTGCGAAGGATACCGCCATCGACTACGCCTTCAGAGGCTTCCACATCCCTCCGGACTTCAGCACTGATGAGAACTGGCTCAGGTTGATCCTTCTCATCAATGCGAACGAGACCGACAAGACGAAGAAGTCGGACTGGAACGGGACCGTCAGGAGGGTCCCGACAACGAGGAACGAGAGCGATTACGCCGTAGTGGCAGACGACGCTGGAACGGCCCTCACCGCAGTCGAGCAGGTCACGGACGATACACCCCTCGAGGTGTACACCGTGAACATCGACCTCGGCGGGGTCCTGACCTTCAAGCACTTGGACTGGGTCCAGGTGAGCCTCTACAACGACATCGCCGGCTGTGATCTGGGGAACAACCCCTTCGTCCACAGCTCGTTCTGCGTCTACAAGAAGTAGACGTGACTGGAGTGGGCCCCTTGTTTTGGGGGCCCCTCCTCCACGATCCCGGTGATCACCATGGACGAACAAGACATACAACTGATGGAGAGGTTTCTCGTGCCGAGAGCAGAACTACCAGACATACTCGACAAGCACGCCGACAAGGTAGTCGAGAGACTGTCCCCACGTCTGGACAGCATCGACAAGGAGCTCAAGAAGGGATCGCAACGCTTTGAGGCTCATGGCAAGGAGCTCGAAGCTATCAAGATCGAGTGCGCCGCCAGGAAGGCAACGTGCCCAGGACAGAACCCTGCCCCCAGGGGGAACGGTCCAGAGGAAGAGGAGAACAGCAAGTGGGGGGCTAAGGACATCACGCTCAAGATCGGCCTGCCGACAGTGGGAGGGGGAGCGGCGCTCTCCGTCCTCGGGTGGGTCCTTTACAAGCTCATTGAAGCGGGGGTATTCGGATGATTGATCTGAAAAGAACGAACGACAAGATCAGAGTGGAGCTCGCCGAGCTCCCCAAGGAGAAGCTCCGGACGGAGCTCCTCGACATCCTCGCCGCCCTTGAGACGGCGAAGGAGAGCAAGACCGCCAAGATGGAGGAGTACAAGGAGCTCCTTCAGTCTGGTGAGATACAGCTTCGCAAGGACGAGGTCTACCAGGAGGTAGAGAAGGTCCGGAAGCTCGGATACTGGAAGAAGGTCCTCGAGAGGGAAATCTATCCAGACACCATTGCTAACGAGGAGGTGACAGAGTGGCAGATGAAAAAGAAGAGTTCAGGAAAAAGCTCGCAGAAGTGACCAATCCCTCCACTCTCTTGAACAGGGGCATCCCTGTCCTGAAGAGAAGGGTGAGGCTCGCTCAGGAGAAGTACGACAAGGAGGCGGAGGATGTCGAGAACATGCTCCAGAACCCTGCCTACCTGACCGCTCTCCAGCAGAGAGAGGAGGCCAAGAGAGAACTGTCCATGGCGACCTGGGAGTACCAGCAAGCCCTGGGTAGGCTCCAGGCCCTCGGTGCTGAGGTCGAAGAGGACGATGGAACGGGGACCTTCGAGGCCACCCCAGAACGCCGATCCTGATCATGGAGCTCCGGAGGTCCTCGCATGTTGAAGAAGATCATCGTCGCACTCATCGCCCTCCTTGCCATTTTCGGCGCTTCTCAGGGCATCGAGACCCTCGAGGTAGTTGACACTGCCTCGAGCCCCGATCGGAGGAGAGGGCTCACCATGAGGCACCTGCGACGTTATTTCAGGGGCAAGCATCTCCCCGACCCGATCCGCAGGGCGGTGGAGAAGATCATCAAGGGCCCGGGCATACTGAGACGATGGGCCGCTCGGGCAGGTAGGAAGCTGAGCTTCTACCTTGGGCCGGGAGGCTTCAGTAGGAGCATAGGAGCCTTGACCGCACTCGTTGTTCTCTCGTGCATGGCGATCCCTCAGAGCCTTGATCCACTCGGGATCAATCCTCTCTGCGACGTCGGAGGGTGCTGGCACCTCGAGACAGATGGGCACGTCAGGGCTTCCTACTCCGATTATTTTTATGAGGCGAACTTCTTGAAGGAGGAAGCCTGGGGTACCTACGCCGCCAACGATGCGATCAGTGGGATGAAAGGATATAACAAGGTCTATCCTACCCAGGGTGCAGTGATCGCTGAGAAGGGGATCGATCTCCGGAACGGTCAGCTCTCAGGGAACACTTCGATCTACGGGATCGCATCAGGTACCGACAAGCTGATCGGGCACAAGGGATCGTATGTCCTGGAGATCGAGGCGAACCCCGACACCGGAACAGGATCGACGACGATCGGCCTCATGCAGGCACAAGGGAAGGGACCTACAGGAGGGAACGCAAGGATCGCCTACATCATCCTCTACACCGACGGCGTGATCTGTGAGAACGCTGACGGATCACTGAGGACCAAGGTGCTCAAGACCCTCACCGGGGTCCATACTTATCAGCTCGTGTTCGACTTCATCGAGCAGAGATCGGCCCTCTACATCGACGGTGAGTTCATTGATTGGACATATATGCCGACTGCATCACCATCGAACGCATGCGACAGGACCAACCTCTACGTGGCGACAGGATACCGGGGCGGGTACCTCCGGAGGATGTACCTCTCGGATGGGATGGACAACCTCCCGATCCACTTCTACGACAGTCTCAACGAGGACACCACAAGCGAGTACTCCTCCGTCGGGGCCACGACCCCCACCTATGACAGCACCGAGAAGGCGATCAAGATGTACGAGGCCACGAACCTCGATAATCAACTGAGCGGCTTCATCAGAGATAAGTCGGGAGGGTTGAATTACAACAGTCACATCCACTTCAGGATCAAGAAGGGATCGAATGATACCTCGACTGACAGCAAAGCCTTCCAGCTCCAATTAAGGAGTGACGGGTCATCTTCTGACTACATCTCTGTCACCCTGGACATGACCGCAGGAGGTTCTCTCTGGGTCTCCAACATCATAGGAGGGGCGGCGTATCCACCAACAGGAGGGTCATGGACCCCCTCAGCAAGTACATGGTACGAGATCGACGTCTACACGACAGAGACCTCTGCCGTCCTCTTCATCGACGGAGTGGAGCATGCGGAAGCAGTCTACACTCAGAAGAAGCATTTCTATGATGGGGAGCTCTACTTCTTCGCACGGCATGACGCCGGCGAGATCAGTGAGTGGTTCATCAAGGACCTCCTGGTCGAGGACACTCCGAATGTAAACGCTCCACGATCCACCCCTGTGAGCCTCATGACCTCGGGGCTCAGGCCCGCAGTCGAAGGGACCTTCTGGAGTGATCTCGCCGGTCAGTGGGTGGGGAACGTCCTCAGAGGAACGACATCTCTCGGGGCGAACGGAATATTCGGCGGATCGATCGAGAACCAATACACGGGGACGTCGACCTCGGGGTGTGAGTTCCGGATCGACAGCTCCGTGGATTTTACAAAATACTGGGGGATCAGGTTCGCCTATGAGGTCGACAACATCACAGACCTCTCAAGCATGTCAATCTATATCGAGAGTGGAGCACATGGCTCTTATGGGGATGATGCTCTCAAGTCCCTCACCACTCCAACGGCGGCGAACAAGAAGTACTATATGACCCTGCTCTTTGACGACTTCATAGAGGGTGGGATTGATTGGACTGCTGTGAACTTCTTCAGGATCATCGGCATCTCATCCACCTCTCAGGCAAGGAACACCGTGGTCTCTGATATTCAACTTCTCGGAGGGCCTGAGCACGACATCAGAGGACAACCTCTTCTGAATACAGGGACGGTCGACGATACACCGGACTGGGTCCTCGGAGGGGACACGGCTCCGACATGGGACGCCGGGAACACATGCTTCAACCTGGAGGATAACACTGCCGCCGACAACTCCACGAGCAACATGGACAGGACCGAGGTTTACAACATGAACGGCGTGGTAGTGATCAGGTTCATGTATCAACAACAGGCAGACGACACCTCCACCGATCCTGCTCAGATCAACTATCGATATATCGAGAGCTCTGCGGGTAGGATCAACTGCGAATACACTGGGACCCAATGGAACTGCTGGCTCAACTCAGCAGGAGGTGTTCACTTCTACACATCCTATACGATCGCCAAGGATACGAACTGGCACGAGTTCGTCCTCTACTGCCATCGTGAGAAGGGCGCCATGCTCTTCATTGATGGGGTCCTCGGTACCCCTGACTACTCGATCACTGGGACCTGGACGGACTGGACCACCCCGAACTATCATCGCTTCACTTCTAAGCATGACAATGGGGAGAAGAGCCACGTCCACATAAAGGAGATCAAGGTCGAGAGGTTCCCTCTCAACGTCCACTGGTACCAGAGCAACGAGCTCGAGTTCCTCACCGACACCTTGTCACCTTCCGGATCGGATCACATGGATGGAGACTGGACAGGAGGGGGGACTGAGGCGATCGTTAATACAGGGGCCCCTCTGACGAACCTCAAGTTCTTGAGAGCGACAGGGGTGCCTAATGCCAGTAACACGGTCTACTCTTTCGACAGTGGGGCCGATCTCTCGAGGTACACGAAGCTCCGCTTCTGGACAAGGTACTCCGGAGCGGGGAACGGAACGATCTACATCAGGACATCGTCCGGGAACCAGTACACTCAGACCCTTGCCCATGTCACGAGCTGGAAGCTCTGGGAACTTGATCTCCCGAACGTTACCGGGCACGGATGGGGGACAACAGGTTCTCCTGATCTCGCCAACATCAACGACATCCTGATCTTCAACTCCACCGGGGGAGCTGTCGACTGCGACTTCTACGGGATACAGTTCATCTCGGAAGAGGGAGAGGTCGAGAACTTCCTGCCGCAGAAGCTCCAGATCGAAGAAGGTCTCGAGTTCGCCGATGGAGGAGAGAACGTCGAGCCTTCGACCAATCCTCTCAGTGTAGGTACCGGCGACATCACAGTCCAGGGCCTTATGAAGTGGCACAACCCCATCGACACCGGAGGGTCATTCGATGGTGGAGGCCTGATCGGAAGCAGACAGGTCAACCCAGGGATACAGCTCGGGATCGATGGAGGAGGATACTACTTCTACACCAGGGACGCCGGAGGGACTTCTCTCACGACCTCGATCGCTTCCACCTCGATACCTGTCGACAAGGCTCTGAACGTCGCAGGGATAAGGGAGGGGACCACACTCTCCTCGATCCTCGGATCGTTCCGAAAAGTCAATACGGGCCTCACTGTGAGGGACTTGACCCTTGGAGGGGATTATGCTCATGTCGCCGAGCCTTACGGCAACGGTGGAGACGGCACTGATGGAGAGGTCTATCAGGTCCTCGTCTATGACAGAGCTCTCGAGAGATGGGAGGAGTACTGGAACCGGCACTTCCCGAAGAACCCTATCAAGAAAGGGCTCGTCCTCTGGTATGATCCTGATGAGATCGATGGGTCGACCTGGAGCGATCTCTCTGAGAACGCCTACGATGGCACGATCTCCGCAGGGGTCGACACGAAGAGAGGCTCCTTGGTCATGATCGGGGAGAAGGCCCGGGTCTATAATCTCGAAGTGAATGGGAACTTCAAGGCTGACAACAGCACGCTCACGATCCTCGATCTCTGGGAGGCAGGCTTCCAGGGAATAGGCACTTGGCAGTCAGAGATCAATACTCTCACAGTCGAGACCGAGACGAGTACCTTCGATGAAGGGATCGGTGTCACTTCCGGATATTGGAACTTCCCAGGATCGTGTGCCTTCGATCACATCAAGATCAACGGCATGGCGGGCGTAGCGGCCCCCTACAGCACGATCGGCACCCTCGGCGACTGTTCGGTCGTCACGGGGGTCTTGGAGCTCGTAGAGGGCTCTATATCGCATATCTATGCAGATGCAACGACGTCCTACTCTTCGATGCTCCCCAATGCTCTCAATAGAGGGATGGAGGCAAGGCTCGAGGATGGGATCATGACAGACGACATCCTTGCACGGTATCGGAAGATCACATGCGCCAATGGCACCCAGTGGGAGTTCGCTCTCACTGACACGATCAAGTGGCAGGACTTCGCCGTGGAGGGCACCGGATACTTCTCCATTTATGACGGGATCGATCTGGTGACGATCGGGATCAAGTTCAACGGCGACGAGGTGGAAGATAACACCGTCGGCGCTGGAGAGTTCATAGAGGCCCTCGGCGGGGGGGCCTCCTGGACTGTCACCCGCAGGGAGGGCGACCATCTCTACGGGTACCCGGGCCGGTGGGAGAACTACCGGGACTGGATCAACCTCGCCGACTGGAAGAACTTAGACGACTACATCGATAAGAGGTGAACAAGATGGCATACACTTGGGACGGAAGTGAGGCAGAGCCTCAGCACATGAGTGCCTCCTCACAGAGGAAGAAGCCCGGATACACGGACTGCGATGTCGTGATCTCATCGGGCTCGGTCACAGACCTCCACCCCATCATCAATACTGAAGGGGCCAAGGAGATCAGCGTGATCATCAGGAACAGACACGCTACCAGATCGGTCGTATGTTCGATCATGGCCGCAGGGGTCACAACCCCCGCCGCCGTGCACGACGGATCGGAGTGGGAACAGAAGCCCGACAGCACCACGACCTACACGGTAGGGCCCCAGGCCACCAAGAGGGTGAACCTGAAGGGACCGATCAACGGGGTCAAGGTCCGGGGGATCAGCGACGGAGCGGCCTTCGCCGACAGCGTCGACGTCCATGCAGAACAGCAGATGTAAACAGGTGATCCAATGGGCACCTACCTGACCGTTCAGAAGTTCAGCGAGGACCGCATGCTCGGAGTGGGCAAAGCGATCTCGCTATCATCAGACGCCGCCGCCTCACAGATCAAGGTCGCAGGCACCACGAGGCACTACTACGAGGCAGGGCTCCCCCTGCTCCTCGAGAACAACGAAGGGTATCAGGAGGAGGCCGTGGTCTCCACAGTCGTCTATGGAGCAGGAGGAGCTGAGCACACCATCAACCTCGTCAGTGCGCTCAGTGATCACACCAAGTTCACGACGGCGCTGACCGCCAACGTGAAGGTGAACCAGTACTTCCATGCCCTCACGATCCCGAGCTCTTCCACAGTGGAGAGATGGATCACCAGGGCAGAGAGGAGGATCGACGAGCACTGCCATACTTCCTGGAAGGGAAGGACCTGGGGGGAGAAGCCGATCGCCTACGATCCGGAGGTGATCCTCGGATACATCGGGGACTTCTCCGCTCGCTATGCGATCAAGCTCCCCTATGCAGGGGTCACGACCCCCCTCGTGAATGGAACGGATGTTCTGAAGTACTGGGATGGAACGCAATACATCGACTGCCTCGCTACAGGGTGGACCTATGGCAGGGACGGTGATTATTGGATCGAGGACGATTGGCTCTTCTTCCGGAAGGTCCGGCCAAGGGTCAGCAGGTTCTCGATCAAGATGAAGTTCCGATATGATGAGGGATATCCCCCCCAGGACATCGAGGAAGCATGCTCGAAGCTCGTCGCCCGGGAGTACCTGAGAGGGAACAACCGGAACGTCGAGGCTCAAGGAAAGCCCGCCTTCGGAGAGGCATGGCCGTACCAGAACGGTGCTCCCTCCTGGGCGGAGATCAAGGGGATATTGCATCCCCATGTCAAGCTCGTTTATGGAGTGTGATCCATGCCAGCGACGATCAAGGCCGTGGACGCTTGGATGAACATCCTCGTAGCAGAGTGGAACTACAGCGTGTGGAACTGCGATCTCGAGATCGGAGACACGATCCTCCACCTGGACGAGTATGATCAAGCGAACCCTCCGAACCAGGAGGAGTATGTCCTCTGTTGGAACCTCGGAGAGGCAGACAACGAGGACCTCGGCCACCAGACCCACTACAAGGGCCGCTACGGCGTCGCAACGGAGATACACTCCAGACGAGGGAGAGACGACGAACTGTCCTATGAGGGCCTCCTGGAGGTCCACCGCATCTATGCCAAGAGGAAGCTGTCCCCGGGACAGGGATACCGCAAGGCATGGAAGCGAGGGAACGGAGAAGAGATCACCAAGCACCCCGTGTTCAAGTGGCTCTTCAAGATCGACCTGGAGGAGGACCTCACACTCTATTGAACGAATGAAAGGAGTTGAACGAAATGGTACACTACCTGGATGTAGAAAATAACCAGACATCGTTCGGATGGGAACACCCCGAGAACATCACCTTGGTGGCGAACACGCCCACGGCTACGACCATCACAGGCTTCTCAGGCCTCACGGTCAACGAGTACGCCGGCCAGTGTCTCAGGGTCCTGGATGGAAACCAGAAGGGCAACACCTACTGGGTCATCGAGAACACTGCGACAGCCATGACTGTCCAGGGGTCTACCACTCCGAACGAAGGAGGCAATGCGATAGAAGCCGGCGCCCGTGTGGCCGTCTCGACGAACGGGATCATCCCCTCGACCTACGATCAGTGGTTCGGGATCGTCAAGGGTGGAACACCTCCGGAGGCTGAGGTCGACATCGCAGAGCATAGAGGGCACGGCTACAAGAACAGGCTGGCATCGTCGATCAATAAGATCGACTACAAGGGAGGCAAGCTCCCGATCCAGCTCCAGGTCCCCCGCATACTGATGGCGATGGGGGACAAGGTCACGAGCCAGGGAACGACCGATGCGACCCTGGTGACAGCGATCAATAACGCCACTCACATCATGCCGTGGGAGAATGTTGTGACACTCGACAGCGTCGTCGGGCTCGTCGCCGGCACCTCCTACTTGCAGTTCGAGGGAGCTCAGGGCTACGAGGTGAGGAAGGTGACAGCGATCAACTCGAACGATGTCACCCTGGACGTTCCGCTCTACCTCAAGCATCTCGACAACGAGGTCGTGCAGACGGTGGTCGCACCCCTGACCATCACAGTCTACTCCGGAGCGAAGCTCGCCATGAGGTCCTTCACGATCGTGGACGTGACCTCTGATCCCTACGGGGTCGAGAGCGATCTGATCCGGACATGGAGCGGTTGTTATCTGGGGCAGGCGGACTTCAGGGGAGCGATCGACAAGGAGCTCCTCCTCGATGTGCAGATATGGGCCATGACCGACGCCATCGATCCCGCAGGGGTCACGAAGCCCTCAGTCACTCCGGACACGGACGAGTTCTACTACTGGGACGACATGACGATCGAGGTCAACTCGGTACCTGTCGCCCTGGGTCAGAAGTGCGACGTCTCCTGGAACAACAACCTCGAGTACAAGAGGGCTCTCAGAGGCCACAAGGCCAAGAAGCCCTACAGGATCGAGAGCGCCATCTGGAGCGGCAAGACAGCGATCTCCTTCAACCCTGTCAACAAGGTGATCCTGTCCGATCTCAGGGACCCCTCTGAGCTCGATGCGACCGTGGGATGGGAGAGAGGAACCAACGACACCCTGTCCTTCGATCTCCAGGACGGCAGGGCCGGAGGTGGCAAGACACCTTGGCCGGATCAGGGCAAGTTCGAGACATCCTTCGAGAGGATGGAAGAGAGCGCCACCTTGACCATCGTGACCGAGGAATACATCTATTAATTCGACACGAGCAGAAGAGGGTGCGACGGATCTGTACGCCCCTCTTCACTCAATGTCGAACTCACTCGGGAGGTGAATGAATGAACGATAGTAATGAACTACCCGAAGAAGAAGAAAAATACGAAGGAGAAGAAGAGGAAGAAGAAGAGCAGGATCAAGGTCCTGTTCCAGAACCGGTGCAATACCCGGAGAACGTCACCAAGGCCCTCGAGCCTTGGATGACTGCCAGCCAAAAGGGTGACAAGTTCAGGAAGGAGATCATCCCCCTCGAGACTGAGGACGAGTTCCTCATGATCGAGTACGTGATGCTCCCCCTGGGAGCCACCCAGAAGATATGGGGCAATGCCCAGAACCTCATCGCCAACGTGGAGCGTGAGGTCGAGGCCAAACAGAAGAGAGGAGAGAAGGTCTCGAAGGGCGTCGTCGCTCAGCTTGTCCACTCGTTCTACCTGATCGGTTGTATCGAGAAGATGGTCAAGAAGATCAACGGTCAGCCGGTCACTCCCAAGTGGTTCCAGTTGACCTGTTCTCAGAGCCTCGGCAACATCCTCCAAGTGTGGATGAACGCCATGCTCAAGCACAAACCCTATCCCAAGCCTGCATGGGTCCTCATGAGAGAGGGAAGGGTCGAAGAAGCAAAGCAGGCAGAAAAGCGGGGTCTCCTCGTGGATGCTGAAGCGGACCCTCCTGGGTCCTCCAGCGATACGGATGGAGGGGCTGGAGGACCGCCTTCCGATCCCTCCTCGCCCGGGGGTGGCCCGCAGACATAGCGCTCTCAATGCCGTTAGATCAGGTATTTGATGAGTGGGACGAGTACGAGAAGGAGATGAGTGAATGGGCCTCAAAGTTGCAGACCTTACAGTCGACATCCATGCAGGGCTCGACACCTTCCGTTCCGAACTGGAACACGGACTTCAAGACACCGAAGCCATAGACCTCCCGGTCGACGTGGCAGTGGACAAGGTCCAAGGTTCTGAGGAGGACGAAGGGGGAGCCACTGAGCTCGCTAAGGAAGCCGCCGCCGGAGGAGGGGATGATCTCCTCGGCATGCTCGCTGGAGGAGCAGGTGGATCGTCCACGGTTACAGCCATAGCGTCAGCTCTTGGGATCAGCGCCGCCGCCGCAACAGGGATATTGATCGTCGTAGGGGCCATCCTCGCCATCGTGGGGGTGATCGCTGTGATCGGCATGAAAACGCTCCAGACGGCCATTCAGAACTCTCAAATCGTAGCTTCAATAAACTCGTTCCTGGGGGATACATTAGGAGCTCTGTTCGACATGCTCATGATCGTGATCTTCGCCTCGATCGTCGGACAGCTCCTCCCTCACGTAGATGATCTAAAGAAGTTCTGGGAGACGGACCTCAAACCGATCATGGACGAGGGCCTTGCGATGTGGGAGGAGGCGAAGCCTGCGATCCTCGCAACGGCGGACGCCCTCCTCGGTGCGGTCTCTGCGATCTGGGGGCCCATGTGGACCTTCTTCGAGGGGATATTGTGGCCCGCCTTCCAGACACTTGTCGACTTCTGGGTCAATGTGACCCTGCCTCTCTGGGAGATGATCTTCGGCATCTTCGAGCATGTGATCGCCCCGATCCTACAGGCTCAGATGGAGATGTGGAGTACGATCTTGAAGCCCGTGTTCGAGGGAATACAGGACATCCTCAACAGAGTAGTAGGTCCCTTCCTGAGAGAGATCAATGACGTGTTCCAGAACGATATATGGCCCTTCTTCGACGAGACCCTCATGCCAGTGATCGATCTCCTCTATGAGATATTCTCTCTCACGATCGCCCCGATATTGGATGCTCTGTTCCAGATCGTGATCGCCTTCCTGGAACCGATCTTCAACGTGCTCAGTGCGACCATAGGGCCAGCGATCCGTGCGATCATCTGGGTCCTGGAACCGATCTTCGAGTATGTGATCATCCCGGTCCTCGAAGAGATCAGGGACGCCCTTCAATGGGCCAACAAGATGACCGATGAAAAGGAGTGGACGAACTATCTCGCTAACAAGGCCATAGACATCACAGGGTCCGGAGACAATGCGAACCAGACCGGTCTCCCTGCGGTCCAGGATCGTTACAATCAAGGAATGGACACTATCGGGGTCCCAAATCCAGGGAACCCCATGGCCGGCACTCCTCTCGGAAATCAGGGGACGGGCTACGGTGGCGGGGGCTTCGGATCACAAGCTCCGAGCGCCGGAGGCGGCGGGGGTGGAGGAGGATGGTACCCCGGCAAGTATGCGAAGGAGACCTGGGACGGCATCTCAGGAGGGTGGTGGTAAACCATGACGAACGTGATATACAAGCTACAGGACAGCTCCAAGACACCGACGACAGATCAGAGAGTACTCATGTCGGCCCAGGTGGACTACTCCGCAGATCGAGACATCAAGGTGTTCGACCTCGGGGTCATGGCCTTCCTGATCGACGACATCCTCTCCGGATACAAGCTCCCGAACTACATCACTGACTTCGGGCGGCAGAAGGAGAAGTTCGTGATCCAGGGCGAGGTCGTGGAGAGCCTCCACACCCCGATCGATCAGACGATCTGGGACTACAGGAAGTTCTTCATGCTGACCTCCTTCCGGTACCGGAACAACTACATCGAGATCGGGGACTATATCACCCAGGACAACATCTCGAGCGAGAGTTCCGGATCGGGCCCGATCTACTGTAGGGTCAAGACCTTCAACTTCTCACTCCAGGCGGAAGGGGTCGACAGCATCCCCTACAAGCTCGAGGTGTGGATCGGACAGATCATCAGGATCATAGACTGAGGTGAGATCAATGGCAACGACAGGGATCAGGAGGATCAGGTTCTTCGACCACTTCCACTACGTGACAGTGGCCTCCTGCTTCGATAACACCCCGACCCAGATATGGTACTCTACAGGAGCGAACGCCTGGGATGCCTGGGACACGGTGTTCGTTGCCAATGAGGCCTACGGGAACTCCTACATGGTCCCCGGGGCAGTCGCAGGAGCGGCATCGTACCTGATCTGCACGACCCAAGCCACTCCAGGAGCGACCTTCTCCCTTGATCTCGGAGCTCATCCGAACAGTCAAGGATCGGACTTCGGGGCCTACTTCATGGCGGCCTCTGCGACCCTGAACGTGAACTCCTATCGGGTGAGATACACCGGGGCCGCCGTGACCATCGAGAGGCTCGACGGAGCCGGCGCTGTCCAGTGGAGCGACACCTGGACCTATGCCCTCACGAACGCATGGACCTATCTCAGGGTCCACTTCTATCCAGTGAACTACTACTTCGAGAGCGGACAGGTCCTCGCCTCCAGTGCGGGTACCTTCATCGTCGAGGTGGGAACCGATCCGAAGAATATGGCAGAGCTCAATCCGACAGGCACCGGGATCGATCCCTCACCGAGGACAACCGGGAACTATCACGGGGTCTACATCGGAGCAGGATCACAGCCGAGGATCACTCAGTACGTGATCGGGGACGACTTCTATCCGCTCCGGAAGAGGGTCATGGTCAAGCACTCCCTCCTGGGGGCCGCCATGGCGACCGCTCACATGCTGAAGGGTGACTACGATCAGTGGGACCTCTGGGACCCTGGTGATCTCTTCCAGATATTCGCCTGGGATGTCGACGACAGCTCCCCCCATAACTGGTACTCTCACCTCGACTTCTTCGGGGAGCTCGCCTTCATCATGAGCTCCGGAGAGGGGGACGACTACAACGAGAAGCTCAGCGCCGTGATGATCGACCGATCCCGAGCCATGGACATCATAACGGACACCACGAACCACGCCGGGACCCTGACCGATGTGATCAATCAGTTCCTCGAGCTGTGGGGAGGGAACCACTGGGCCGGGCCCACTCTCACCTATGGCGCCACCGCAGTGACCCTTCAGAAGGACATGAACAGGGCCTTCGTCAAGGCGGGGAACGTAGTCGTATCAGCGAACACCTTCACCGGGAAGCCCATGAACACGATCCTCAAGTCGATCGCTCTCTCCGAGGACTACTATCTCTACAGGACCCCCGAGGGTGCCATGAAGATGACGGACGTGTGGAGGGACATGACCGGGACCGTGATCGACACGGGGAAGGGATCGAGGTGCATGTACTACCTCGACGAGAGAAGGGACCTCACCCAGTGCACCAATGAGGCCGACGTCTACAGGGCCTCGAACACCAAGAGGTCGACCCCGACAGTGAGCGCCGCTCTTCAGAACCAGTACGGAGTGAGGCAGTCCTACCATGGCAGGCTCATCGATCAGCAGTGCAAGTGCAATACTCACGGGGACAACATCGCCCAGACGATCGCCGATCGCCACGAGGACCCTGTCAAGGGCCCCATCAAGCTCTGGTTCCTTGCCCGTCACATGGAGCTCCGCCCTGGTGATCTCGTGAGCCTCTCAGTACCTCAGCTTCAGATCGGAGGGGACTACCTCACCGCCCATGCTTCCTGGACCCCTGAGACGTGGTCGATCTTCGAGAAGTCCTGGGACAGCGAGACCTCTCTCCTCATGCTCAGGCTCATGCCGACGAGGGCACATAGGACCTCAGCTCTCACCGTGGGGATGGGTGACCTTCAATACATGGCGAAGGAGATGGGGTTCAAGACAGCGCACCAGGCTCAGTGGGCGGACGAGAACCACCTCTGAGTGAAACTTTTAAACCGGTCAATCTATGATCAGGTCCCCAGTGATCAACGGGGAGGTAATTACCATGAAGGGACTTATGAAATGCAGGATGGTGCTGTTCCATAGGAACGGCGAGGACTGTGCGGCGATCGTGACCGATGTGCATCCGGAGGATCATGTTGATCTTCAGGTGTTCCCGCCGGGGATGCCGGGAGAGGTTCAGACGATGATCCCCTACTCCAAGGAGAAGATGCCGAACACATGGAGATGGCCGCCCAAGGCATGATCCTCACAGATCGATTTTAAGCGCCTCTGAGCGATCCGAGGCCTTAGACGTGCACTCGCCCGTCCGGAGGTCCGATCGTGCAGAGGCGTGCCTGTTCTGTTGTAAGATGATTAAAAAAAATGGGGCCCACCACGGACCCCTCCCGCCGCCACCGTTTTCAAATACATGCTATCACCTCTGAGCGTCAGGCTTCGATGGGTGCCGTTCCTCTGAGGAGAGGTCTCAGGGTCTTGTGAAGGACCCCCTGATATTCTACCCTTGTCCTCTCGGTGATGTCGTTGTGGGAGATCATGTCGGTGATCTCGTTGTATATCTCCCAGAAGGTGATCCCCTCCGGTATCTTCGGGATGTCCTCGGCCTTGAGCCTCTTGTTCGGCTCCTGGAGGTAGGCCGGCTTCACGGTGTTCGGGAGCCTCGAGGTCCTCAGCAAGCCGAGAGCCATCCTCCCCTGGGGGAGCTCCTCCCATGGTACCGTCCACTGCTCCATGATCCTGATGTCCTTCTGGGCGTTCTTCACTGATCCCTTGATCATCTCGATCATGGCCCCCATGTCGAGCCTCTCGAGGGCTCTCATGTGGACGAAGGACACGGACCCGTAGTCGACCTGAGTGACCATCCCGTTCGTGCATATCTGCCTGAAGGCGAAGGAGCTCAGGGAGAAGGACATCGATCCATCTACCGAGTTCCTCACGAGGAAGCCCGCCTGGAGCTCCCCGTTGGGTCCTGCGGGATTATCCTCGTCCAGGTAGTACCTGAACAACCTGTGAACGTCGGACCTGTCCGAGTGAAGGACAAGACCCAGTTCCTCTGCGGCCTGCTCGACCCCGGAGGCGATCCACTCGTTCGGTACCACCACGTACTTCGGGCTCACCATGGCGACATACTTGTCTCCTCTCATGATCGCCTGCTTCCCCGTGTGCTGTTCCTTGATGATCACCGGCTCCCTGGAGAAGCCGAGCCTCTTCACTGCGGTCTCCCTCTCCATCTTGTAGAGCTCTGGAGCGTTCTCCAGGATCGTCTCGAGATCGAAGTCGGCAAGGTCCAGGACCTTCTCCGCCTTCGGGTCGTCCCCGGTGCCCCCGGGGAGGGCTTCCAACTCTTCCAGCTCGTCGTCACTATCCCATACGGGATACTCATCCTCCTCGTTCATTCGCATCATATCACCCTTGTCGTTCCGTAGGAACACTCGGTGCACTTCAGCTTGATCTTCTTGAACTTCCGAGGTCCCTTGCCCTGGATCGTCGAGCGATCCTCGAGCTCCATGTCGGCCCCGCAGAGGGGGCATATTTCCGGCATCGTGTTCTTGTCTCCTTGCTCGTGATCTCTACGAGCTCCCCGGGCGAGGGAGGGGGTGCCTCCCAAGCTCCGGGCCCATGAGATCATAGGTAGGGGTCTTGACCTCTCCGGAGGCCGCACCGGTCGCATACACCAGGGTAGGGGGCGTTCCTGATCCCGCACCTTGGACAGGTCCAGGAAGGCTCCCTGATGTAGTCGACCGGCTCTCGGATCATGGGGTGATCCTCCTGATGAAGGCCTCGTCGTCCTCCTTGGTCCATGCCTTGTGGATGCAGAACTTGTCCGGAGAGGGGCAGTTCTCCGGAGTGCAGTCCCCGATCCCGGAGTAGACGCACTTGCTCAGGAGCTCACCTCTGCGGTGTCCTTCTCCTCGTCGATCTTGATGTCGATCGCCTGATAGAAGAAGTCATACTTCCCAGGGAAGTGCTCGTCGATGTAGTTCTGCATATCGCTCATGTTCCTGTCGATGCCCCAGGTGGAGCTCTCAGGGATCACGCTGTCGACAAGCATCTCGATCATCTCGCTCTCGATCCCGGTCCTGACGATCTGCCCGTACTGGTCCTTGAGCCACCAGAGGTAGAAGGTCTCGTCGTGGGTCCTACTCATCGAGGTCGTCCTCCTCGTCATCGTAGTCGTCGTCCTCATCCTCGTCGTCGTCATCGTCCTCATAGAGGCTGTTCACGTAGTCCCTCAGAGATGCCCTGTACTCCTCTCTCTCAGTCTCCTGCTGTTCCAGGAGCTCCTCGTAGGCGTCAGCGTCGAAGTGCTCGTGGATGGCCTTGTTAGCCATCTGCTCGAGGGTTCTCGGGTTCAGTGCATCGAGCTCCACCTGACCGAGACCGTCCCAGTAGGCCGATCTGCTGTCGGTGGCCTTGGTGGGGGCCGGGGGCAGGCTGTACTCGATGACCTGCTCCTTCGTCAGTGCGACCCTCTCGAGGGTGATGGTCATGCCCATCCTGTCAAGGTTCACCTCGAGGGACCTCGGGATGTCGTCCCCGCTCGGATCATGATCTCCGAAGTAGAGGATCACGATCTCCTTGCCCTCTCTGTCAGGTCCGTGGAACCTGCAAGCCGCCTCGTAGAGGGCGGTGAGGCTCGGGTACCCCTTACATGCGAAGAGGCCCACATCGAGCTCGTAGCAGGGCCCCTCGAACACTCCCTGGAGGGCCTTCTTCTCGATCCAGACCTCGACATACTTGTCCTGGTTCTCCCACCTGTTCTTGGAGTAGTTCTCCATCCATGCCCTGATCTGCTGGCGTCCCTTGGTGATCTGCTCGTCCACGTCGGTCTCTTCCCAGTCAGTGCGTCCGACGGGTGCTCTGTCCCTGTCGACGAAGGCATCGAAGTCGACGGACCTGTTCCAGCGTGCCTTCTCCATGGCCCCGACGACCCTCTTGTAATATCTCTGCCCGTTAGGCATCCCACGGGTGACGAGCTGATAGTAGAGCTGTCTGACCGTGATCGGGGTACCTGCGAACTCGCTGATCACCTCGAGGGCGACCTCTGTGATCTTCTCCCGGCCCCATCCATCCTGTACCATTAGAGCTTCCCCCCTGCGGCGACGTATTCGTCGAAGCGCTCCTTCGCCCATGGGCTCAGGTTCTCGTAGAAGTCTCTCAGTGCCTCCGTGTAGGTCTTGGTAGAGGTGTTCACTCGTCTCCCTCCTCGGCCTTGCACTTGGGGCAGGTCATGGGCGGCTGATCCCCGATCCACTCGAACACGGGGTCGTCTGTCTCGTCCTTCATCATCTTCTTGAGGACCTTCTTCGGGATGAGGTCCTGGACCTCGAAGTACTCTCCGCACTCCTGGCAGTCCGTCTCGAAGGTCAGAGGGTAGCCAAGCTCCCCCTCGATCTCCTGTACGTCTTTTTTGGTCATTTAGTCACACTCCATTGCTTGATCCTGTCAAGCTGACCGGGAGAGGGCAGGGGTCGCCTACCCCTCTCCGGGCCCGAAAGGATCAGTAGTCGATGAGCTTCACGACTGGCTTGCTCTCGTCGACCTTGGCGATCGCCTTGCCCTCTTCACCCTCTTCCACCTGGATCAGGATCAGGTCCTTGTTCTCGGCGCTGTAGGCGAACTTCTTGTGGGAGTACTCGATGTAGGTGGGGTCCTTGACCTCTCCGACATGGGCTCCCTTCTGGGCCATCTCGAGGCTGTCGTAGCCATACTGATAGAGCTCCTTGCCCTCGTAGATCGCCCACTGTCTCAGGCCGCCATCGTCCTCTTCCTCGGTGTTCTCAGGATCGAAGGCCTGCTTCGTGATATGATCCTTGTAGATCGTGTCGACGTCTCCACTGTCGACGAGTGCCCTTCCACTGTAGAGGAGCTTCATCGGCATGTCCGCCGCCACCTGGGCGTCTCTCTCGTAGTCGATCTTCACCTGCACCTTCCTCTCCCCCCTGGGGGCACTGTCGTCCTTCACGTAGTGCTTCCTCGAGGTCTCCAGGACGGGCATCCCTTCGATGACGATGAAGTTGACCTCATCGTTCTCGGCATAGAGGGGGAAGGCCTTCACGATCGCCTGCTCCGGGGTCTTGGCGTTCACGACCACGGGAGCATCGCTGTAGTTCGCCACATAGGTCCAGAGGACCGTGTAGGTTTTCATGGGCCCTGGGAGGTGGAAGTCCATCGACTTGCCGCAGTCGGCGCAGTAGACGATCCCCTTGGGGAGCACATCGTTCTCGACGGCCTTGCTCCTCCTGTCCCCGATCTTGATGCAGTCATGGCAGTAGGGCACTCCATGGATCGAGAAGTAGGTGTTCTTGGTCACAGGCTCAGAAGTCTCGGCGGACAGGGCGCCGCCGTTGCCGTTGTTGTTAGGTCCGGTCATGATAATCTCCAGAGGGTCATGACCCTCAGAGTATATAATACCTGTGGGGCACGAGGGGCCAACAGTGTCTAAAAATTCACGTAAACCCTTAAATATCTCCCAGACTGTTAGGGGGTCGGAGGTCATCAATGCAGAAGAAGTTTACCTACGACATCAACTTCGCCGGTGACGATCCCCGGGCGACCCGTCCCTACTTCAAGGGCACGGTGGAAGCGGCAACGATCCCTATGGCGGCGCATAGGGCAGTCCTTCACGCTCGAGAGGGATCGGGGAACAAGCAACAGTTCGACAGGGTCTCGGAGATGTTCATCACCATCAAGGAGGTGAAGGAGTGAGCGCCCTGGAGCACAAGTCGAGGAACGGGGAGCAGGTGGAGACCAAGCACCTCTTCCACATGACGAGAGCGATCAACAGGAGATCGATCCGGGTGAGGGAGGACAACTTCACCAGGGAGATCGTGGACGAGCTCCTCCATCAGCTTGATCCGGAGAGCGATCTCTGGGCCCAGATCAGATACAACAGGGAGCAGAGGGACGAGGTCATGACAGGACAGCAGATCGACCTCGATCTATGGGAGAGGTTCATGAGAGGGCAGGGGTTCACCTCCGCCGCAGACCTCCCTCAGACAACCACTCAGGGTGGTGGTCAATCACATCCACCCCAGGGAGGCGGTGAGACAGCCCCACAGCGAGGAGGTGGTGGATCGGCCCCCATGGCAACGAGTGGACAGGTCAACCTGATCAATACTCTGATCTCTGAGAGCCAAGCGGCGAACAAGGAGTGGATCACCATCTGCGGGACCCTTGGGATCGACAAGCCTGGACAGCTCACCAAGAACAACGCCTCCAAGACCATCGACAAGCTGAAGGCGGCGGCAGGGTGGCCCGACAAGCCACAAGGAGGCCAGCAGAGACAACTATGACGCTCACCTACGGGTGTGAATATCTGGTGCTCGAGAGTATATTTTTGATGTATTCATCAATCATTCAATCCTCTCTTCTTAACCCTCTCGGGCACCGCTCCTTCTTTTTTGAGTGAACCATTATATAGCCAGGGCTCCATCTTCAGGATGCACTCAGGCCCCCGATCCATTCTCCTCTCTTCCCAAGAATAAGATGGATTTTTAAGTCACACTTCGGGGGCCAAATCTTTTTATAATCACCATCTCCATGTAGGGGATCGGTGGCGGGGACAACGGCCTTGTGGAGATCAGAGGCCTATGGGGGGATGGGATGTAATACGTAATACGAAACGTAATACGTAATACGGCCCGATCTGAGGAGTGTGACAGCAGTGGCGAAGCAAGTAATAACAGGCAGGGTGCCCCCTTCAACGAAGGAGAGCATCAAGATTTTGAGCGAGACCGAAGGAGTGACCGTAGGGTCTCTCCTGGAGATGGCGCTGGAGCTCTATATCCCGCAGGGGCTCAGTGCACGAGAGTGGCAGATCGAGAAGCTCACCAAGCAGGTCAGGACCCTGAAGGGAGAGCAGGCGGCGAAGCACCTCGAGATAGATCAGCAGTATGATCCTGCGATCGAACGTCTCGAGAACCACCTCAATGCGATCAGAGCAATGGACAGAGAGAGGTTCGACAAGGTCAACGAACTGATCCCCAGGTGGGTCCTCTGTCATGATCTTGATCACAGAAGGAGTGAGCCTCGCAAGATCGTAGCAAGGAGAGCGAACAGTCATCCGGACGAGCTCGTGGAGTGGTTCAAGCCCTTCGGGATCGAGATCACCTGGACGGAGTTCTCGTCGAGGTTCGCAAGTTGGGAGGAGGCCAAGTCATGCCGTTCGTAGATGAGGAGATCATCTATCAGTGGTTCCTGGAATGGCTCGACAGATCAGAGACCTATGCCAAGAAGCTGAAGGTCGCCTACAATGCCAGGGAGAAGTCCTTCGTGGTTCCCTTCACCAAGCTCCCGGAGAAGTACCGCAAGGAGCTCCTTCAGTCCCCTGAGAGGGCGATCCGTGTCGGTGAGGCGGCCATGGTCAAGTGGATCGAGAACAACGTCTGGAAGAAGGACGAGGATGGGAAGCCGATCAAGCCCGACACCGGGCTCTGGGGAGCGAACCTCCGGATCAAGTCTCTCCCTATCGACACCGGAAGGATGCCCAGGACCATCGACACCGACGACATCTCGAAGCTCAGAGCGATCCATGGGATCGTCAACAGGGTCGTCGAGATCATGCCGAGGCTCATGGTGGGGGCCTTCGCCTGCTCCTCCTGCGGCTTCAAGCAAGAGATCGACCAGGACAAGTTCCACTTCACCGAGCCCCTGGAGTGTCCCAAGGACGATGGAGGCTGTGGGAAGAGGGCAGGGTCGACCACCTTCAAGTTCATGATCCACGAGGCTCTCTGGATCAACAGGCAGAAGGTGGAGCTCCAGGACGTACCTGAGATGCTCGAGGGGCACGAGCAGGCCTACAAGAAAACCCTCTACATCGAGGACGATCTCTGTAATATGGTCCAGCCGGGGGACAGGGTCAACGTCACCTCTGTGGTCAAGTGCAAGCAGAGGCACGAGGGGAAGAGCAAGAGCTCCATGTTCTCCCTATACCTCGAGGGGAACCACATCTCGAACGAGCGATCCATCACTGACATCGAGATCACTCCGGAGGAGATCGAGGCCTTCGAGAAGTTCGCCAAGGAGCCTGGGGCCGTGACCCGTCTCGCCTCATCCATAGCGAGCTCCCTCTACGGCCTCGAGGAGATCAAGGTCGCCATGGTCCTCGCAGTGACAGGGGCTCCGACAAGGATCAAGTCCGACGGCACCCCGAGGAGGGGCGAGATACATCTCCTCATCGTCGGTGATCCCGGGACAGGCAAGTCGATCCTGATCAAGTTCATCGTGTACCTCCACCCGAGAGGCATCTACGCTTCAGGAAAGAGCTCCTCCGGAGCAGGGCTCACGGCGGCAGTGGTCAAGGACAACTTCGGAGAGGGGAACTACACCCTCGAGGGCGGGGTCATGGTCCTCGCAGACGGAGGGGTCGCCGCCATCGATGAGATGGACAAGATGACCAAGGAGGACACGAGCAATATGCACGAGTGCATGGAGCACGGGACCATCACGATCTCCAAGGTGATCAAGGCCACCCTGAGAGCTCAGACCACCGTGATCGGAGCGGCGAACCCCAAGGGAGGAGCCTTCGATCCGGATCAGGTGATCGCTCCCCAGATCGATCTCCCGGCCCCCTTGCAGAGCAGGTTCTCTATGATCTTCGCTATCTTCGACGAGCCGAAGGTGGAGAGGGATGAGGACCTCGCCCTCCACAACCTTGATAGTGTCTATGATCCCAAGAGTTCCACCGTGGCCCCTGAGCTCCCCTCCGAGTGGGTCATGAAATACATCTGGTACGCCAAGAGGTTCGAGCCGATCATGCCCGTGGAGATCAGGGAGGAGCTCGCCAAGAGATACGCCGCCATCAGGGCCCCGAGGTCCTTCGGTCACAACCTCCATGTCAAGCAGGAGAGGACCATCACCGTCAGACAGCTCGAGGACCTTCAGAGGCTCGCCGAGGCCCATGCAAGGATCAGGCTCTCTGAAGTGGTAGAGATGCAGGACGTCGAGCTCGCTGTCGATCTCCTGGAGAAGAGCCTCAAGCAGATCACCGCCGGGGAGGACGGTACCATCGACATCGTCACCCTGAACACCGGGACCCCGAGATCAGTCAGGGAGAAGGAGACCCTTGCCCGGAACGTGATGATCGCCCTGGGGGCTCACAAGGAGCCGGTGTTCTACGAGAACGTGATCAACGACATGGTCGCAGAGAGTGACATGGAAGAGACCGAGGCGAAGCAGGTCCTCAAAGGCCTCTACAAGAAGAACGAGATCACCTACCCCAAGATGGATGGGAAGGACAAGACCGTCTACTTCATGGGGGTGGACTGATGGCTAACAAGCCCTGGAAGAAGTTCGAGAGATGGGTGGCCGGCAAGTTCGGCACCGTGAGGAGGCCCGGATCAGGAGCCCACGGCACCAAGCAGGGAGGTCAGGACGACATCAAGCACCCCTTCCTCTTCGTCGAGGCGAAGCACCTCCAGAACCTCTACACTCACACCCTGTTCAAGGAGGCAAGGATCAAGGCCCGGCAGGACGGCGGGAAGATACCGATCCTCGCTCTCCACCAGAAGGGGACCCCTTACGAGGAGTGCCTGATCTGTTGCCGCATGGAGGACCTCCTCCCCGTCGCCATCATGAGGGGGGTCACAGAGGACAAGGAGGCCCAGGAGCAGATGGCTCAGAACGATCAGGCCCCACCGAGGGATCAGTGGATACCTACCTTCTCCGAGAGGTTCGTCTCGATCCTCATGCAGGTCTCCGAGAGGATGCAGGTCGACAAGGAGCTCCTCGCCGGAGGGATCAAGCGGTACCAACAGCACAAGGGATCGGAGGAGGCTCAGAAGATGTTCGACGAGATGCTCTCCGGAGACGTCGAGAAGATGCAGAAGCACATCGATGGAGAGTGGAACAGGCCCACAGAGGAGGAGCTTGATCGCAAGAAGAAGAGAGAGGAGGGTCTCCTATGACCTCGAGATACGAGCGCAAGCAGATGGAGAAGGCCGGCAAGGTCAGGAAGATCACCAACTTCCCCACTGAGGAGGCCTCCGCCTACATCCACTCGCTGAGATGCCTCGCCTTCAAGATCGAGGACCTCTGGGAATACATCGATCCAACGACAGGAGCAAGGATCAAGATGGAGAGAGGAGACTACCTCGTGCTCCCCAATGGTCCCGCTCCCATGCACGGTACCAAGGCCGAGGTGTTCGAGCCCTCCTGGGAGAGAGAGTTCACCCAGTTCGAGATCGTGGAGAAGCTCCTCAATGAGAACCCTCTGATCCTCTTCAACGCCCTCCGGAAGTATCGATGGGAGAACCCCGGCACCTGGGCCTTGAGGCTCGCAGACGCCAATATGATCGATCCCTTCCCGAACGACGCTCTCCCTCCGGAGGTGGAATAGTGCCGAAGAGACAGAAGGACCCCGACAGCTCCAACTGGCACGAGATGAGAGAGAGGTGGTCCAAGAGAAGCAACGCTGACCCGAGGCTCTGCGAGACATCTCCAGGAGAAGGATCACGCCCCCACTGCCGGTGGAGGATCATCGATCCCTCTGGGAGGTTCAGGTGCGACGGATCATCCTACTGCAAGCACAAGGGGGGAAGGCCATGAAGCTCCCCATCAAGAAGGTCTACTTCGATGCGATCCTTGCAGGGGACAAGACCCTCGAGTATAGAGCGGATCATCTCACCCTCGTCTGCATAGAGACCGGAGAGATGCTCAGAGCGGACATCGAGGACGTCAGCATGATCGACGTCGACAAGATCATCCACGAGCTCAAGCTCAACGAGGAGGAAGCTGAGGAGATGTTCCCAGGGGACAAGGCCGTCGTGTTCTACTTCAAGGACCCCCGGAAGTATATCGAGTTCCCTCCACGGTTCGCCTCCAACAAGGAGTTCGCTGACTACTATCTCGGACACTTCCCCGATCACCTCATCGCCAAGGCACCCGTCGCTGACGAGGGTCGCTCTCGCTCCCCTTCCGGGTCTCGGAGCTCCGGCTCCGATCCCCCGTCCGCTCCGGGTCCGTTCGATCCGGAGGCGCACGTCCTCCACGATCCGAAGCTCGAACCGATCGACAGGATCGTCGGGAACCCCGACGTCGCCACCGGGACGATCATCGACGAGCGAGGGCCCCCGACGCCGGACGAGGTCATCGAGGTCCTCGAGAAGGAGTTCCCCGATCCGTTCCCGAAGGACAGGATCGTCAAGCACGAGCGCCGCAGGCTGAAGCCCGGCGACGTGGTAGAGCTCAAGAGGAGGATGAAGGTCTACGCCCGAAGGACCATCTCACAGCACAACGCCATCTCCAGGAACCTGCACCTCGGCAGGACCTACAGAGGAGAGCCGAACCACTCAATGACCACTGAGAGCGTCGTCACCCAGGCGGAAGAAGGCAGGTACCTGATCGTCAGGTCCGTCGACGAGCCCCCTGGAACAGGGCACGGAGATCACGACGTGTACCCAGGCGGGAACAAGGTATTCGCCAAGAGACTGAAGGGCGATCTCTCCTATGATCCCCTGGGCAGGGAGTTCTCCTGGTATCAGGACGGATGCTTCACCATCGTCCACGAGAAGATGAAGGTCGTCGACGTCCTCGAGCCCCTCTGGAAGAACAAGAAGGACCTCTCCAGAGAGAAGGCCCCCGAACTCTTCCCCTGGGAAGCTCCCCATGCGGAGACATGTGCATGTCCCCGATGCAAGGAAGAGAAGAAGAAGCTCCACAGAGTAGCTCACAAGGACATCGATCTCAGAGGACTGATCCTCCACGAAGAAGCTCCCCCTGCATCGATCGAGTGCTTCAACTGCCGCAAGCAGGTCCTCCTCGTAGAGAACCAGGGAGAGAGGACTGTTCCGAACAAGTGCCCCCACTGCGGGCGATGCCTGGGGTGTGATTAACATGAATGAGAAGTGCGGGGACTGCAAGGCATGGCGCCCTGAGATTACCATAGAGGACCGCTTCCAGTGCGCTCACTGCGACAAGAGGAAGGACCCCATGGGGATCGCCCCAGGGCTCCCCAGGAAGAAG